ATTTTTTTTTGCATGACCCCCTTGTATGTCTGATAAAAATAACTATATGTATATTATAAGAGACAAAAAGGAAGTTTTTAAAATGGAAATTAAAATTCACAGCGACATGATCTGGTTAAAAGATAACTCAAAAGCACACGAATATGAAGTTGAGGTTTGGACAGATCAAGGGGACACAGTTTTTGTTGGAGTAGATGCTACCAACAGAACCCAAGCAGTTTCTTTTGTAAGAAAGTTTGCTTTTAAGTGGATAGCTGGAACTGGTCACGTAACTGCATCATGTAACATGACTGCATAATCAACAGGGGGGCCTAGTCCCCCCAGAAAGGAGATCTCAAATGAGATTATATACTAATAAATCTGGGGCATGGTTTGGGACACAAGCTGACGCCCGTCGTAGTTCACCCAGAAACTGGGTTGAGGTTGATGTGCCTACATCTAAACAGGATCTCATCAACTGGTTGAATGCCAATCAAGTGGGCGGTGGTTATGACCAGCCCGTGAGCAATGAGCCAGCCATTGAGACTGAGCCATCACATGAAAAGCTTAATAAGCTGTCAGCAAGCTGGGTGTCATGGGCCTTAGATACTCTCATCAGAGGGGACAGGGCTGAAGCAATCGATATGCTCAAGCTTGGACTAAAAGCACAGAGGGGTGTGGGTCAATGACCCGCGCTCAAATCATCGGGGCCATCGGTAACCCTCACCTACAATTGTACAGGGGGGACGGATACTTCTATTTCGTTTACGACGATGGCAAGGATCGATGGGAAGATCAGTCCGTGTACGTCTACAGATTAAATCATCTGTCATATGATCGATGGGTTGATGAGGGAAAAAGTTTTTTAAAAAAAGTTCTATCTGATACTTGAATGTCTGATAAAAGTACCTATATGTATATTATAGGAAACAGAAAGGAAATTTTGAAATGGGTTTAATAGTTCACATTTACAGAGACACTGGCATGGATTGCACAATGGACGGTATCTCAAAATTATTCGATTACTTAACAGTCGTAAATGTTGAGGGGCCATTTGAGCCAGAAGAAAAACGTCCAGCCGTTATGATCGTAGATGACAAGCCTTGTGGCAGACCATACCCCAAGCTAGTGCCAGCCACATGGAATGATGTGAAAGGTGAATGGGTTCGAAGTGAGGGCTGGTATATGGCTGGCGGTAACTATGGGGCAACCTCAGACAGTCGATTTAAAGCTGAAGGTATGGTCCACGATATTCTACCTATTCACGATAGAATTGAAAATTAATATCACGGGGGCTTCGGCCCCTACCCACCCAGCAAATTAGAGAAAGGATTTGCTTATGAAAAACTTAAACATCAAACCAGTGCTTCACGTAAAAGGCGATAAGAACCGATACTGTGGCCCATCAGCAATTAGTGCTATCACTGGTATGAATACTGGCGAAGCTGCACGGATGATCCGTCACGTTGGTGGACGCAAGTCAGTCAAAGGATCTTTCGATTGGGAAGTCCGTGAAGTTCTGGAGCGTTGCGGCATCAGAAGCGTCCGTGAAAATTTTGGTCTTAAACTTGGCAGATCAAAAGGACCAACACTAGCAGCTTGGCTTCGACACACTGTGAAGGAGCGCACAGCTAAACGTGTATTCCTGATCGTGGCTGGCTGGCACTACCAGTTAGTTCAAGGGCGTCGCATTGTGTGCGGGATACTTGGGGAGCCGAAATCGATCCGTGACAAAAAGGTTAAGCGTCGCGCCCGTGTAGCTGAAGTGTTTGAGCTTCACAGCATGGGTAAGATCTGCAAGCCACCTGAAGCTATAAAACCCAAGCGTCCAGTTAACTCTGATTACAGTACAGCCCAGCGCATGGCTAAAGCTATGAACATCGACATCGACATCGATAAACTTAGCAATGGCGAAAGCCAAAAGTGGATTGGCGGTTACGACGATGTGGACGAAAACGGTGAGGACATCGACTTCACTGAGATTGGAGTGATTGAATACCATTGCTGTTATGATTGGTGGGAAGTCTGCGACACCCTTAATTCAATAGCCGAATACAGAAAGGAGCATGGCTACAATAGAGCAGTAACTATCCCCGCTTAATTGCGGGGGTAACCCTCCCTGAAAAAAAATAAAATAATTTTCTTGACAACCCTTGCAATGTATTACGAAAGCACCTATATGTATTATAGGTTAAAGAGAAAGGAACCTAAAATGTTAGATCAAATTAATAATGCATTCGCAGAATTAGATGAAAAAATGCACGTTGCTGCTATTGAATTTACAAAAGAAAAGAAAGCAAACTTTCAAAAAGAGTATATGAAAAAGCAAAACGAATACCGTGATTTAATTTCTAAAGGAGAAATGAAAGGGGACCGTATTTATGGAGCTATGTTTTATTGGACTGTGAACTATTACGGCTCTAAAGCAATGATGAATTTAATTGATGGACATGGTTTACAAGATGCTTTGGAAAATGTTGAAAAAAATGTCCAAGCAAAAATTGACCGACGTAATGCACAGATCATAAGGGCATTGAGAAAAAAAGAAGTTAATGAAATTCCAGAGTTTAAATTAGTTGAATATTCAAACGGTGTGGAAGGTTTCTTCGACGTAGCTGGTCACAAAGTACACATCAGAACAATCTTAGCTGGCGGTTACAATATTCAATGCCTACACGCCAGAACTTTAATCAACATCAAGTAATTAATAGGGGGCTTCGGCCCCCAGAAAGGACTTTCTCATGGCAACTTTTTCTTCTGACGCAATGTTGGATTTCATGATTGAGGGTAACGTGGTTTCCCTTTTGGAAATGATGTCGATGTTTGGGGTTTGCAACCCAGCCGCTGAACTAACCAAGATCCGCAAGGATGGTTGGATTATCGAAAGTAGGCGTGTGCCTATGACTAAGATAATGGTACGCATGAATAAGGTCATGCAGTTCACACCACCCAAGCAACTCCCTCACAAGGAATGCTTGATGATGGAATACTGGATAAGCAAATGAGTTACGCTTGTCCCATATGCCGCGACACTAAGCGGATTACGCACACCTTCAGGACTGAATACTTTGGTCCTGAACATCGAATGACTGAGATTTGCAGATGCGATACCAGCATGACTGATTATGAGCTTGCCCTCATCACTGGGGAAATGGACGCCAATTGTCTCAGCAATACGCCAAAACAAAACGAAGAACTATTGGATCGATTGTTTGATGGCAAATGTCAGACTACCAAATTGGAATATGGTAGACGTTACAACATACCTGTTGAGAAAGGGATCTAAAATGGGTGAAAAAAAATATACTTTTTACGATAGCTTTGAGAAAAGAAGTATCACTGATGTCGAAATCGAAGTCATGAATAAAGCTAGGAAGGAACTCCACAAGCGTGGATACATTCCTATCGAATATGAGCTTGTGTTCTTATCAAGCTGGGGTGGGCCACGCATTCAGAAATTCAGCATCGTTGCTGACTGTGCTGGTGGTCCAGAACGTGGGCTGGATAGATTGTTCCGTATTTGGGTGGACTACAAAATTTCTCCAGTTTCAACAAAGTCTGTGCTAGATTTATTTCACGTAACAGAAAAGATTACGAATAAAGAAACGGGGCAAGTTTATTATAAGGATGAAAATAACACTTATAATGAAAAAGGTATAAGGACTAAAGTTTATGAAGATTGATTGGGAAGATTTAACGATTGCAGCTATTGCAATTACAATGGTCACCGCTTGGATACTTGGCGTAAGCTGGGGGTACTTTTAATGATCGGGCTAAACCCAGAGCAACAACAGACGCTAAAATATTTGCGTCAACAGGTTGATCGATTGTCCGAAGAAAGATTTCGTAGGGACGCGCGTCGAACAGTTAACTCAGAATATCATTACGCCAGATTAGAGCTAACACGTTATACTTCACAACTTAGGCAGAAAGGACACAATATATAATGGTACAAGTAATAGATGTGGACGTATCATTTGACAATTTCAAAGAAACATTTGGACGTACTCCAACAGAAATAGAATTGTCGATGCTGATGAAACTTCAGGAAAAAAAAGACAAAGCTAAGAAAGAAATAGAACGACGTAGAGCTTTGGGTATGGGTTCAGAAAGAAAAGAGCCAATAAGAAAGCCCCTGATAGCAGTTTCCCCGCGTGGCATGATGATAAACAAAATGTTGAAGTATGGCTTAGAGCCGATACAAATAGCTGATGTGCTTAACACTACTTTTGAAAAGGTCATAAACATGATGGCCCGATATAGGCTACCACGAAAAAATGTCAGGTTAGTTAAGCCTACTGACTACAAGTAATCGTGCGGGTGGTACATACGGTGTTTAAAGTGAGAGCAAAAAACAAGACATCAAAAAAATACCACCCGACACAACCCGCCTATCAGAAAAGTTCTAATCCATCAATTCAAAATGCGGTCCGTCAATAAAAGGACGCCTTGATTGAGAACGTCTTAAATCAATGTAAGCATTCATCGCTTCTTCCATTGTACCTTCCCACTTACGAATATCCATTGGATACTTAGCTTGAGGTGTACCCCATGCGGCTCCCCAACAAATAGCAACACCTAATTGTGTGGCTGCTTCCTTTATCGCGTCTGCAACATTATCATAAAGATTAAGCTCCCAAGATAATCTTCCATTTATAAACGCTCCCAGATCTACAGCTTTACCCTCTAAGTGTTTACTTTTTAAAGTTTGGCTGGCTCCAGATGCCACCAATTCTTTTTGCTGTTCCAAAGTTCTCATACCTTGTAAAATTCCAAAATCAATTGATGATAAAGTAATAGCCATTTTACAGACTTCTTGCAGACTTTCATCTACACCTTCTAGCCTATCAAGACTGCGTCTACTTAATTTAAAACTCATTTTTTTGTATCCGTTTTGTTAAGTTTATCGAAACTTCTTGCGCCAGCCATTCCAAGCATTCCTAAAAGTAAAGGCATCATAACTGACATATCAGCTTGCGGAACAATGACACCAAACCCAGCGCATATTGGGCTGACAATGTAATTCACACCTAGCCCTATTCCCCCCAGCCATCCTATGAGTGGCCTCCAAGACGATTGGAACCAGTTGCCCTTGGCGTCATTTTTAAGTATTTCTAACTGAGCAAGTGCAAGCTCCTGAGAATGACGGTCTGCCATTGTAGCGACCTCATGGGCTAGTTTAGCAGCCTGATCCTTATCAGGGATCACCTTATCAATTATGGAACTTACAGGGCCTATCAGCTTGTCTAACAATTATTTGTCTCCCTCTATACTCATGGATGTTTTCTTATCCGACTTTGCAGAGTAAGCATTGAAGCCCATAAACGCAGCAACGACCCCACTAGCCGCAATCACGTATACAGAAGCTATGTCCGTAATCAACGAAGCTGCTTGATCAAAGCCCAGAACACTAGCCAATAATATAATAAATGGATAAATCAGCATCCCTGCTAATGCGAAGCCAGTATAGCGCCTTTCAGCATCCCTTTTTAAATCCCTATCATTTATCTCTAAACGTCTTTCTTCTAGGCGTAGCTTTTCCCATTCCAATGGCTGTATAACACCATCGCCATTACTGTCAGCTTTGTCGAACTCTTTCATTCAGAAAACCCCTTGCTACTCTAAGGTCACTTGTCTGTATAACAACTTTACCATTTTTTGTATACACTACAAACCTATTTTGCTTCACCTCTACTATCGTCATCTAATAATGCTATACATTCAATAATCATGTCGTTGGCTGTGACTAAGACACTAGCCTTGTCACGTTCTATTAAACAAATTTCTTTATCGGGGTAAGTATCCAATAAATAATATTGCAAATGATCCGTTCGCACAAAGTGAAACCAAACTAACGCATAAGCTACCAAGGCCAGTAATCCCAAATATTTACCCACCCCAGATGGTGCAGCCATGCCGTAGCTCCAATAGCAGACGCTGTGAGTAGGAAAAAGATACCAGCTAGGGTAACAGCTAGCTCTTGACGTTCTATGGCTTCACGCTTCGCTATACGCTCTGCCTCACGTTTTTCAACAAGTATTTCTTTTCTGATTTTTAATAGCTCTGTCCATTTTGACGGCCCAAGTTGTTCATCAATATATTTTTTTAAGGACGCTTCAGCTTCTTCATAAGCAAGCTTATCCGCAAAGGTTGAAAGAGCTTCTTGATTTACGCTTGTAAAGGACCGCTGCATTTTACGTGAATGATTTTTCTTTGCAGTATCAGCGCTATCAAAAAAATTGCCTATCTCTTTTGACAAACTTGCAAGTGTTCGCCCTGCTTTTATAGCACCAGTAATTGACGTAACGATTGAAACGGGGTCCATGACTACATCCCATCACGGCGGCTAAACTCTACTGTCTTCTCTAATATTGCCACTCTGGATTGAAGCTTAATGATCTCCATCATATGAGCAGCCATCCCCCCAAGGTCCTCATTTATCATATCGATGTCATCCCAAATGGAATTATCACCATCTTCAATCTCTTCATAAACCTCTGACAATATATCAATAATCTCTTGCAGATGGTCAGTATTACGCTGCACATCTCTAATTAGATTAGTCTTATCGGTAGCGTTATTCTCAACAGTCAGAATGTTTACAGTTTCTTCAAGATTAGATATTGTACTAGCTTGCTGAGCCGTCCACCAGATGAAACCTCCGATTTGGGCTATCACAATCCCCACAACCGCAATGCTTACCTTTGGTAGTTTATCACTCATTAAAACCCGTTAGCTACTAACTTACTAAATTCACCAGACATTAATTTTTTCTTGATGTATTCATTAAGTTCTTTGCTACCTAATTTTGCGCCACATTCTTTCATCCACATTTCTATAACGACAAAAGGAATAGACCCAGCCAGCCGCATATCTGCTTTACGATTGTGACCTTCGATGTTTCTCTCTTTATTAAAATCCAAAATATCCTGAATATCCTGAGATCTTTTAATAATTACTTTACCATCTTCGTCAAAATACTGTGATTGAACACTCATTTCTTTTTTGGCCTCCCACGTTTTTTAGGAGCTACGCCACCTTCCCACGCCTCATTGACTTCAGGTGTGCTGGGATCATCAGCTTTCAAATGACCTTTTGCTGTCCTAGCCCTTTTGGGTTTTAAATCCATATCTTTAAGCTCTGAGGCTTTAATAAACGGATACGCGATAGCCATGCCAGCATCTATCAAAGCTTTGGCTTCAGCGTCATCTAATTCTATTTCATCATCTTTTACACGTGGGCTACCATTAGCCCAAGGATTTCTATCTGAAGTTATTTTAATTTTCATATTACTCTCCCATGAAGGTGATGGGGCATTGCTGCCCCACCAGTTATCTTATGCTGCGTTACAATCAGCCACAATACCGTGTGCCTTTTGAGAAGTAACCTGTAAGCCATATTCGCAAGAAATTAATCTACGATCTGACAGTCCAGCCTTACCTAACGCTTCCTGTTTTGCAGTCTGCAAGTAAGCAACTTCCGCATAGCTTGGATCAAGAACAAGAACGTCTGGAGTATGCACCACGCTTGACACTGTGCGTTTTCGCATGTGTCTTTGAGGCACGATTTCCACGGTCCCAAAATCAGAAATATATACATCTACAGCCGCAGTTAAACGCTTCGCGTCCACATCTTGGAACTTAGTTGCGTTGCCTGTAAAGGTAGATATTTTCTGTTTTTGCTCTGGTCCACACATAACGATTGTTGGTTCAGCACCATTGTTCCAGCATGACTGTATGACCGTCTTCAAAAGTGCTTCCGTTATGGGACGAAGCGTTCCATCAGTAGCCGCTGCGTTAACAAAGCCACTTTCACCAGCACCAGAAGTTGTACCATTAGCACCACCTGAACCCCGTGAAACGTTTGAGGTTAGGTATGCTGGTAAGCCAGCGGTCTGTCTTGCAGTACCAGATGAACCAGCCGCAGACGCTACGTTATCTAGAAGCATAGCTTCCATATCACGCTTTAGCTCAGAAAGTTTGTAAGCAACTTGCTTTGCTACAGTCTGTGCGTTTGCCACACCGTTCACCGCCTGATTGGTTGAACTCACTTCCACAGTTTTCGTGCTGATCTGGCTATACGATCCCTTACGAACTGCATTCGTGGGAGCTGTATTCGCTAATCCCGAATCGCCCTCAATCTGCCTATTTGCACCCGTTGCTGCCAAATCTATTTCAGCCCATTCAAAAAACGTATTGTCTATATTTTTAGAACCGATTGTACTCATCAGCAAAGTTTCAGTTGGAGTTATTGAGGTTAATGCTTCTTGCAAATCCTCCCGAATTGTTGTGACATCATATGTCTCATTTGTGTTAGCTGTTACAGCCATGATTTTAGTCCTTTTGACAAAAGATTAAGATGTAAGCCAGCTTGCAACATCATCGATGCTCCCTGACTTGCTCATTGCCGCCTTCTGTTTATTAGCATTTGAAGCTTTAGCTGCACCTTTGGCACGGGCTGCTGAAGGTTTAACTACGGGTCTAGCCCCCTCAGTCTTTTTATCGACTTTGGTTTTTTTGCTATCCTGTAGTTTTCTCCATTGGACAGCGTCATTTAAGATCATAACCTCTTCCGCTGTTTTAACAGTGCCGATTTGATCATCGGTTAACTTGTAAAACTTTTTTGCGTTTTTGGACATATCTACCATGAAGTCAGCACGTTTCTTTTCGTCCCTATATTCGGGCATCCACTCAGAAAGCCGCATGGCTTGCTGTTCTAGATTTTGAACGTGGAGCCGTTCTTGCTCCGCTTTCTCCCGTTGTGCAACGATTTTAACTTGCTGTTCCCATTGTTGACGTTGTTCAACTGCACGACGATATTCTTCTGCCATCTGAGAATGCCTGAAAGGGTCACTCTGTTTGAGTTCCTCCGCTGGATACTCAGGTATCATAGGAATATTACCTTGCTGCATTTGCTGCATCATTTGCTGTAGCATTTGGCGTTCTTGGGACGTTTCGCTTGTTAGCCTATCAATTTCTTTTTTCTGAGAAGCTACGTCACTCATTCCCTTTTGGATATACTTTTGCCCTGAATAACCGCGTTTCAATTCATCCAAGGTGACTTCACGATCTTCGCCATCAATTTTGACTTGGTAAAGTTCTTGCTGAACAGTTGGCTCTTCTTCCTCAATATCCTCAGTATCAGGTATTTCTTGATCGATGTCTGATACATCATCGACATCAACATCTTCGGCAACCTCTTCTTCAGTTTCGGTTTCCGTGTCCAGAATTGCCTCAACCACTTCATCAGTTACTTCATCTTGATTTTTAGGAGTTTCCATAATTAGGTTATCGACAACCTCCTGTACATTGTCACCTAATGGGTTAGTCGTTTCCACGGTGCTTTCCCTTCCGTTCTATGAGCGTCATTGCATCTACATCAGCTTGCAACGAATACTCTATTGCGTTTAACGCCCTAAGTATGGCGTGAGCATCCTCACGTTGTTCCACCTCTGAGGCACTGCTATTTGCAAAGATACGAAGTTGTGTATCCCGCAAATTCTTTATGGTTTCCTTAAACCATTCGTTCTCTAGTAATGATTTGGAGCGTTTTGCGCTCTGTTCAATATCCACTACCGTTCATTCCCATGTTTTTCATTTGTTCGTTATGCTGCCTTTCAGCATCCTGTTCTGCTTTGATTGACTGAGTATCAACCGCTGTTCCATACTGACCAAGAACTTTAGCAACCTCTACCGCTAGATCTTGTACCATCTTATCACGGGCAAGATCATCATCCATACCCAACTTATGCATTTTGTATTGATTATCAATTGCAGTCTTTTGCATTTGAACTTGTGCCTCTGTTTGGGTTTTCATTGCTTCAGCTTGCATAGCCATAGTCATTGGATCTGGCTGTCCTTGCTGTTGTTGCATCATCATCATTTGCTGTTGTTGCTGTTGTTGGATCATTTGCTGTTCCATTTCTGGCGTCATAGGTAGAAAATGCCTGTCAATATTTCTAACGCCACCTATCGCCAGTATATCAGCCATTGTGTTTCTAAGCTGTGAAAGCGTTACAAGGCCGTTTGTAGGCCCGTAAGTCTGATATATCTGTTGCTGTATACCAAAAGCCATTTGCAGTGATGCTAGACGCTCTGCTTCGCGCCCAGTGCCTATACCGACATTAACTATTAGATCCATTTCTGTATTCCATGCCATTGGATCGACAGGAACAAATGAACCATTCATTCTCATAACTTCTTCATCTTCAGAATTTTTGACGTAAAGATCCAACATCAATTTAAACAATCGACGCATACCACCTTCAGCTAAGTTTCTGGCAATGACTTCAGCTTGTCCAGCTTGCCCTTCCATCGATGCCGCCACACTAGTGGCTGTAGCACTCTTTAAGACTTCTGGATCTAACCCTTGCGCCATTTTACTAACGCCAGTTTTGTTATCAACTAGCTGGTCAAAATATTGTAGGGCTGGCAGTGTCTGAGCCGCTGTGAACGGAACCGCCATTTCGCCAATTGCGTTTAAATTTTTAACTCTGATAACGCGACCTATTTCATTTGAAAGTAAATCATCTACGGCAACCTGACCATCTACTATTTGCATGGCGGGATTGTTAACCAGCGCAGCGTTATCCAATATTCCACGAAGCATCGATGTGGCTGCGTCTTGGTCATTCATAACCAAGTCAACCAATGACGTTCCAAACATTGCATGAGGCTCTGGATCTACTTCAAACAATGCATATGGGGCATGATCAGCTTCATAAAAATTTAAAAGCTTGTAGTTTGCTCCAGCACAGATGAATTGGTAAAGCTGGGGAACACCAGTACCCTCAATATCCAATTCCATAAAAGCTTGCGTGACCGTTATTTTTTTAGAAGAAGTGCTTGAATTTTCATCTTCACTTTCATCAACAGCATATCCACGACGTTCAAATTCAGCCTCATCATCGGTTACAGAATAATCGCCACTATTTATGTCAGCTAAATCATCCATTGTGAAACCCATAGCAAGCAAATCTGCTACACGCATTTCAGAGCTATGACCGACCACATAATAATCATCAATTGATCTGGCATTCCTATCGCAGAACCAATCCTCTGGCGGCACACTTTCGACGCACATTTTACCATCTGGTTTTTGCCGTGAAATCTTAACAGCGTGTTCTGGCATTTCCATTTCAGCACCATCTTCATCCACTTGGATCTTCATAACTGCTTCATGTTCTAAAACTTCAACGTCATCATTACTGACCAGCAATGCATATTCATCATCACTTAAATTTCTGTAAGTATGAATTTCGCTTCTCAATG